TGCTTGTAATCATCCACGATAACCGAACATTTACGCCGCCAGGATTCAGGCGGGCGGGTATCTTTTACATAGTGTACCCCTTCGATCAGGCCCATAAGCTGCCAGCCCTTCTGTACGGCCGGCATTATATTATCTTCCAGGTTACTGTAGGTATTGGCAACAAAAGCGAACGCACCGCCGGGCATTTCTTCCACACAACGGGCGGAACGCCTGGCTTGTATAACGGTAGATTTAGCCATACCGCGGCCGTCAATAGATACAAGGATAGTAGTATCGATCCAGTCCGTCAGAACCTGGATTATATGGCCGTATTTGATTTCCACATCATCGGCGTTACTCACCTTCGTTATCTTCCCCGAACTCTTTGATATCATACAACATACGTTTTTTCAGGTCAAAAGCTTTAATACGCGCGTCCTCTTTTATATTATCACGTACAATAACAGGAATTTCCGGGATCGCGTCGATAAACTCTTCCAGTTCCTTACGGTCGATTTCAGGAACACCCAGATCCTTACGGCTGGTAGTATAAATAACCGTGCTTTTCTGTGAAAGCAGTTCCTCCGGTATTTCGGTCTGTTGGTCCTTATAACATCCGCGAAGTTCCGCCGCCAATTTCAGAAGGTTCTTAGCCTCCTTTACATTACCCATAAGAAAGACGGTATTCGCCCAATTTTCGGCCTTTTCCGCATACAGGTTGGCGAAAGCCTGCGGGCGTACGTTATCCTGTGTATAAAAGAAATTGAGACTGTCGGCGTACACCTGGCGCGCCATCCAGTCCGAAAGGCCGTAAGGTTCCGACTTCAAAAGGCGGATGATGCCGGCCTTTGTCACCAGCTTACCATTTATACGCATACGGGCACGAAGGCCCCGTACCATTTCCATAAGACTATAATATTCCCTTTCATCGGGCGCGAGGGCTTCCAGCGTACCGGTAGAAAGAATCCTTTGAATCTGGTTGATATCCACCTTGTCAAAGTCTATTCGTGAGGGCTTAATTAAATTCGTCGTCATCCATTTGTTCGATTAAACGTTCAAAAGTATGTCTTTTCCGTACGGCCTCCAGCTGTTTTATAGCTTCCACGTTTCCGCCTTCCGCCGCTTCATGGAGTTTTATTTCAGGCGCGGCACGTGCTACCAGAATCCCTTCCCGGATCAGGAAGTTAACGGAAGTTCCTACCGTTTCCGCATCCCGGACAAAAAGCCCGGCATCCTCCAAAGAAATCCCCAGGGAAACGGCTATGTCTTTCGGCGAATACCCTAAAGAAGACAAACGCCGTACATCCTCCTTTTGCTGCGCATCCAGGTAAATACTATCCACCACCGTTAAATCGTTCATACGCATCTTTTATTCGTTTCTGTGCCGTGAAATAATAAATTTCGTCCTGTTCCATTAATACAAAGTTCCGGCCGCTTTCAATGGCTGCCACGGCCGTAGTACCGGAACCGCCGAAAGTGTCCAGGATCAGATCGCCGGGCTTTGTACTGTCTTCAATCAGTTTACGGATCAACGCCACCGGTTTCTGTGTGGGATGAACCTTTTCACCTTCTACCAGTTTCGCACCGGAAGCAAAAGACCGGATATTATCTATTATGTTTGTGGCACCGATAGAAACACCCTTTCCGCAATGAAACAAAATAAGCTCATGTATAAAGGCGTAATGATTACCCGGGCCCGACTGTTTGTTCCAGACGATCATGTTTGACGCACCTAAATACAAGTCAAACAACGGATAATAAAAAGCATACCCGCGCCAGTCCGTAAAAAAGTACACACAAGCACCGGGTTTCTTCACCCGGTTAAACTCCAGGAACAAATCCCGGTAAAAGGGTTTACAGATAGACAAATCTTTAAAACTGCCTTTCTGCCCGTTGTGTGTCATTCCCAGGAAATAAGGCGGATCGGTTATTATACAATCTACGGAATTGTCCGGAACACGTTTCAACGCCTCCAGGCAATCCTCGTTATATATTTGGTTTGTAATCATTGGAAAGTTGTTTAAGCCGGCTTTCTTCTTTTTCTATCCGGAGGGTTAATGTCTTGAGCTGGTGCCCCAGCTCCGAGCGGTCGCAAGGGTGAGAGAAACGGCCCAGGTTCTTTGTGATCCGTTGCCGTTTCCCTGTCAGACTGGCAATAAGTTCAATTACTTTTTTTTTCGCGCCTCAATTTCTTCCTCTATGGCCTTCTGTGTAGTTTCCCACTTTTGGATCAATGCAAGGGCACTCGCTTTCTTCTTCTCATCATCCCCGGCCTGTTCCAGTTTCGCCTTATTCTTTGAAAGGTTGGCGCGGGCGTTATTCAGTGCCTTTTGTATGTCGATATCCGAAAGGTTCTCGACGCCCTTACGGACGGACAAACTTTTTACCTTCTCACATTTACCCAGAATCTTTCCGTTCTCCCGGTAATATTCCAGTTCATCCCACATCTCGCGGTTAGCGATGAAGTTTTCCACAACCGCCTGCGCTTCCTGTGCTGTAGAAAGTGAACTGACATCATCCGGCGTAGCTTCCAGGCGGGCGAAAGCTTCCTTATACTTCCCGTATGCGGTGAACATGTCGGAAACAAGTATTTTCAGAATGTCGGGACAATCCGGAGAATTCAGGAAGGTAAATTTCTCGCGGAAACGTATCATTTTGGTTACGGTTTCCGGGGCTGCTTTGTATCGTTTCTCCGCCTCTTCCAGTTCCTCTTCCAGCTCTTCCACACGGTCGGCATTTTCATCCATGGAAAGAACCTTATCCCGGAAATCGGACGAAACGAGTTCTTCCACACTGACGCCGAAAGATTCGGCAAGTTCCAGCAGCAAATCATCGCTGTATTTTACCGGCGTTTTGGATGTTTCCTCCCGGGCGGGTTCCATTTTTACCGCGGTCAGCTGTTTGGAGTTTCGCCGGATCGTCTTAAATTCACGTTCAGAAAGCCCGGCCAACTTCCGTAGTTCCTCTAAAAGAATGGCCTTCATCGTTTCCGTTTCTCCCTGCCGGCGGAATGACTTCTTTAACATACGGTTGATACCGTATTTCTCGTACAGTTCCACGCCCTGAATAAAGTTACGCGGACCGGCCAGATAGGTAATAATTTCCTGTTTCATACTATATAAAATTTGATGATACAAAGGAAAAAAGGGGCAATTACCCTAAAAAGGACAAAGGGTGGCCGGGCATGTGCTGCCGGTCACCCTTTGAATTACATGAAAGCCGTTTACTTACGCCTCATAACGGCTTTGTTCAATCCATTTCATAGCCTCCGAACCGTCGTTAAACGCCCGCAACGTCAGTTGGGAACCTTCGGAAGCGGTAAACGTCTTACCACCTTTCAGAAGGAAATTACCGCCCGCTTCCACCGTAGGCGCAACACCCGAACATCCCATAAGGGTAATTACCGAGCCGTGACTTCCACCGGTAACACCGGCTATCTTAGCCGCACCCGCGGAAAGCTGGTACTGCCCGTCCGTCTGGTAATCTATATCCGTGGCTCCGGCTTCCACCACGGCCACCGGTTCTTCCAGAGTGTCGGTACCCCGGTAAATGGCGATATCATCCCCTTTGCTGATCTGGGTGAAAGTAAGTTCGTTCGTATTCGATTCATTGGAACCGGTATAAGAAACGGATAACTTACACGGGTTACAGGGCGTTCCGATCAGATCGGCAGGCTTTCCGCTACAATAACGGAGCACAACGATACATTTCTTGGACAGCCAGTTTGTCTTAAACTCGCGAATTTCCTGTTCGTTACCGGGATGATTGAACTTAACGGAAGGCGTATAACCTTCGGCGTCCGTTTCCCCGTCACTGTTGGAACTGATTTCAGCGGTACCGGGTGTCAGGTAAATACCGATCGCGTAACGTCCCGCCTTCATTACGATATCATCCTCGATAACCACGCCGGCATCGTTTCTCTGCGGGAAGGAAAGAATATCGTCAACGTCGTAAATTACGAGCTGATCCTTGGGCTGAATACCGTTACCGGGATTGCCGGCCGGCCTTCTTACGCTTGCTTTTACGTATGTCATAACTTAATGATTTATAAGGTTATAAAATGGAAGGGATAAAGTATCCCTTCCGCCAAAAATTAGCCTCTTGCCACTTCGTAGAATTTACCGTCGGCGGCTTTCGCCAGCTTGATAAACTTGCCTTCGGAAAGCGTCATAGCTTCGGTTAAGACAAAGTTTCCGCCGGCTGCAATGGTGGAAGCAAATTCAGAACCGCTTCCGTAGATCGTGTAAACGACACCGGCTTCCGCATCGGTAAAGTTAGTGATTGCCGTTGCCTTTGTATTCTCACCGGTTACGAATACTTCACCGTCAAGCAAAGAAGGATCCGTTTCATCCGGCGCAAACTGCAACGCATCGGAAGAAGCGTTTTCGCGGCCGATCTCGATAAATTTACCGTCGGCACGTTTCATCAGTTTGATAACATCCCCCTTACCCGGCTGCCAGGTAGCGGAAATAAGGTCAAATTTTCCGCTTTTCTCAATCTTAACGCCTTTATCCACGCTTCCGCATTTCAGGGAAATAACCGTACCTATCGGCGCGTCTTCAATATCGGTAATCGTAAATTCGGCTGTGTTCGCTACGGTAACAATGGAGGTATGAAGCTTGGCCGACGGGTTCTTGTCCTTGTCAGCGTCCACAAAGTAAGACGCCGGGCGGTCATACTCATTACAGAAGATCATCTGGCGCGTATAGTCCATATCTTCTTTCTTGGTGTACTTGAAGCCCACGGCAATAGCCCAGATACTTTCACGCCAGTTACTCCATACTTTCAGGCTCCAGTCTTCCTGCTCCAGGTTGAAAGCCGTCATTTCGCCTGGTTTGTCCTCGTAGGTTTTAATGTTGCCTTCAAACGTCCAGAAAATACGGTGGTGGTTGTCGGCATTGGGAACCGGGATAATCTTTACCGCCGGATATTCCTTCACATACATGATATTAGCCTTGTAATCCTGGTTCTGTCCGTAATGCAGTTCATTGTATTTATGATATAATACAATAAAGTGCGAAGGCATATAAAGTGCCAGGTTACCGCTGTCACGAAGAACCGCCGGGATCATGGAAGTACCCTTGTACACCTTTTCACCGATGTTTGCTTCGGTAAGTTCTCCCAGCTCGAACGGTTTAATCTGGTAAACGAACTTTCCGTTATTGATATCGGTATGTCCGTTCACTTTCTTGTTCAGGAACTCATACAGGCCGTCAGCTGCAGCAAGTGCTTTGCCCGGTTCGTTCAGATTCGGGTCCTTACGGATTCCGTTAATACGGCGTTGTTCACGCTCGTTATGCAACTTCTTGGCGGTTTCGGCCAGGATATATTCGATAAAAGACCACTTGATAGGATTTGAACCTTCCTTGTTCAAAGTGCCGATCCAGGTTTTCTCCAAGGCCTTTAAATTCTTGAAACGGTGTGCAAACATCACGTTGAACATGCGCAGGGTTTCATCGTCGAACTCGTAGGAACCTTTAGTCACCTTATCGAAGTCGGATTCCTCATTACCGGCCTGTGAGAACTCGCCCAGCCAGATATTAACCAGCGTAGCCAAATCCTGATAACCGGATTCAAGCGGGAAAATACTTTCAATGGAAGGAAGTTCCATTAAAAACGACTGCAAACGCTGTTGCCAGGGAATACGGTAAAAGGCCCCGAGGTCCTCCTTCAAACGGCTGTAGTCAATGGAACTTGCTTTCGGAAGAGCAATCATTTCAAAACCGGCAGCCTCCATTAACGCAGCTTTGGCGCGAAGGTTATACGGGCGGTCCAGTGAGAACATTTCACCCTGCAAGCCTCCCAGCTGCTTTTCATCCTGGAGATTGAATTTTCCCTTACCGTCCGCCTGGGCGTTGTGTTGCTTCCCTTTGCCCGGATCATCTTCCGCAGCGGCCGAAAGTTGGGCGATAATGCCGGAAAGCTTCGTTATTTCGGCATCCTTCTTGGCAATTAACGCGGTATTGTTCCGGTTTTCGTCACGCTGTTGCGTCTGCAAGGCTTCAAGCTGTTCCTGCGCTTGTGTCAAACGGGCCGCAGTATCACCCAACAAACCGCGAAGGAAAGCGGTTGTTTTAGGCTCCTCGGTTTCCTCTCCCTGGTTCCCGTCTTCGGCTTCGTCCTGGAAATCGTTTTCGAGGGACGCTTTAAAGTCCGTGAGGAATTTTTCAGTAAAACCGTAATTTTTCAGTTTTGCCACTTCCTCGACCGTGATAGAGTTTTTATCCTCTACCTTGCTCCATTCCGACAAGCCCAACAAGGCCAGAATATGAGCGGAAAAGCTCTTAAATTTCATATATACAAAATTTTGAAGTTAATACTATATGTTATACATCTCATTTACTTTTCTGACGGTAGCCTGTGCCAGTACCCACTTTACCGCGTCTTCCAGCGTACCGAACTGATCGATATAGCCGTTTGCCACGGCTACGTCGCCGGTGAATATCTGTCCCCGGAAAAGGGGAAGTTCCGGATCGTAGGCAATACCCAGATTCCGACTGATCGCATCGCAGAAAATACGGTGCATGACGGCCAGACGTTGCTTTATAGGCTCTTCGTTGTTGTCATCTTCAATCGCGCGGGTTTCATAGTTTTTCAGGTCGGCACTATCCGGATAGATTTCCCGGTAATCAATGCCCTGTTTCTTGAAATAGTTCTTAAAGGATTGGTAAGTAAGCATGATACCGACGGAACCGACTTCACACATAGGGGAAGCGATAAAGGTTCTACCGGCGGCGGTTCCCAGCCAGAAATGGGCACTACCCATGGTACCGGCCACGTAGGTAGCTATAGGTTTGGAAGATTCGGCGATCATTTTAGCCGCCAGGTCCACATGTGCAACCATGCCGCCCGGACCGTTGATCCACAGGACCGCGCCGCAAATCTTAGGATTATCGAAAACATCCCGAAGCTGCTTTTCCAGGCGGTAAGTCTCCCAGGAATACAAGGTGCCTTCCAGGATAATGACGGCCACACTGTCAGCCGGTAGCGTCTCATCGTCCAGTTCCCACCGATTGGCAAGGTAAGGCGTAGTAGCGTAGGCGGTTATTTTATTATTGTCAAGCCGTTTTTCGATCGCATCCAGGTTGCCGGCTGCAACACACGGCACAAGTAAAGAAAGCAACCGGTAATAATCATTATCAGCGATTGCCCAAGGTGCTGTAAAAATCTCCTGTATTTTGTCCACGTTCTCTTTTTTACGACAAAGAAAACGCCTATATCATAGGTAGAGAAGGACTGAAAGGAACCTACAGGAACGCATCAACGCCCGGACCCGTACCGGACAGGGTGCAGTTATACAGGCCCCCGCCGATCTCAAAAGAAAAGGTAAGCGGGTAATCAGGAGAACCGGAAACACGGGTGTTACCCGTTTCGTCAGTATAGAGGGCGACAAAGGGCGTCGCTTTCAGGTTTTCCAGGTAAAGCGTCTTATTTTGCGACACGTCGGCAAGCTTGAAGGTATGTTTTTTAGTATAGACGTCTTCATTTTTGCTGTCACCCGGTTTTAAGGTTCCCGGTACGATCATAAGAATATCAGGTTTTCCGATAGAGCGGATAACGACTTTCGAACGCACGATGCCAAAATGAATAATGTTGTAAACGGGAACCAGTTGCAGACTATGGGCGGCGGATATTAACTTTCTTGACATAATTATAGATATAAAGTATTGATAATCAAACATTCAGCATTTTTCGGACGTTTTTCAGCCAAAAACCGGACAAAAAAGGACAAACAGATACAGTTGGTAGGTAAAAAATAACTTGCTTTTTTACACTTTTTTTCGATTATAGGCCCTTTTCTTCTTACGCCTGAAACTATCCCGCCACCGCTGGTAGTTTTTCAGTAGCCCGTCTTCCTGAATGGAAGAGATATTATACTTTTTCAGGAAGGTAAAAACGGTTTCCTTAAATTCGATACCGTGCAGATGCTTGTTTTCGTCCATGAGTTCGTGAAGCTCGGCCCACATCAGGGCACGCAAACGCTTTTCAAGAATGGCGGTACCGCGTACGGAAATGTAATTGAACTGTTCCGGAGACTTGCCGCCGGCAAAATTGGCCTCCCGGCGGTCAGGCAGCATAAACTCCAGGTTGCCACGGTCAGCCGGACAATTTACCGGCCGTTTCTCCATGAGGTCGTAAACGGTCACATAAATATCGGACGAGGAAGGAAAACGGACGGTACCGACCGTTTCGTCGTAATATTTGCCCCGGACGTATTCGGCCAGGTAGGATTCGATCTGTATTCGGGTGGTAATCATAACAATAACATTCCTTTTTAAAGGCAAAGATATTTCTTTATGGGCTGTTGTTCTGCTATTTACGAGAAAATGTAGGCTTTCAGCCGCCATTTTAATAAATATACTCTGGGAGAATAATTATAATACACTTTTTCATGCCGCCACACGCCCGGAATTTTCTCCGCCAGGCTGTGCTGATATAATCCGGTACTAAATTTTTGTAATTTCGTAACCGGGCAACCGTTAAATGTAAAATATTGTATCTTAACAACTTAGCAACGTTACTAATTCCCGTTACAAAAAAATGGCAGGAAAACAGTTTGTAACCGGGCTTACCGGTAGAAGATAAAAAGGCCGGTGTTACAAACCGGAAAAATTCGTAACCGTTTTGTAACTGCAACTTCGTAACCTTTATTTCCTATTTATTTATTTGATTTTCAGACTTTTTTCTTTCAAGCAAACAAAGGTTACAAGGTTACTAAAATTTTGTATGAAATAGAGGTGGGGTATGGGGAGGGAAGCCGGGCGGGGCGCATCTGTTTCCATACGAAAAGAGGGACCGACACATTCGTATCTGGTCCCTCTTTTCGTATTTTATACCGGCTCCGATCCGTCTTATACGCGATGTTTGCACCTGCTTAAAATCCATTCCTTTACGTCCGGGGGTATATAGCGGTGCACGACGGCCGTATAGTCCTCGTTAAATTCATACTCCAGGTAGTTGTCGCCTTCCAGGATAAAAACACAGGCCGTTTTGATGATCCATTCGAGCTGCTCGCCCGAATAGCGTTCCAGTGCCAGGACGGTACCGGGTTTCATACGTTCCAGATAGCGGTAGACCTGTTCGGCGAATTTCCGGAACCTCTCGCCGCTGTTCCAGAGCGCGGTAAACTCGGACATGCTGTTTAATTTCAAATGCGCGTTATTCATTCATCCGGTCGTTCATCAGGTACAAACATGAGTGTCGGATCGGCCGGTTCCGTTCCACCACCGGCAGCCGTTTCCGCCGTGCCGCATGAACGCAGATAGATCATGTCGGCGGCCTTGCCGTCGTTATCCTTGCGTACGATACGCCCCTGGGAGTTGCAAAGGTCCTTCGGGTTGAGTTCGTCAATGTAGGGGCAAAGGGCCACAAAACCTTTGAGGGCCTTTGTAAAACGCTGCATCGTGATTTTATTCACACCGGAAAAGCTTTTGTAATCGGCGAAGGCCTTTTCACGGACGATAAAACAGTCCAGGTGCTCGCTGTCCGGAGAGAAATAAGAGTTCGCCCAGTCCTCAAAGTTATTGCCCATATCGGCCTTGTATTTACGCCTGATAATGTTTTCCATGGGCGGAAGCAATTTTATAGATTCCTCGCAAAGGGAAAGGTAAAAACGGCAGCACTGCAAGAAGAAATTTATATCGGCGTTCCACTCGTTCTCGCTGTAAGTCTTGGAAAACAAATCCTTACCGAAATCGTCCCGGATAGAACGCGTTTCCCGGTAGTCGTTATCTTCCGTACGCTGGTGGTAGTAGTCGGAGAATACCAGGTACAGCAAACGGGCTTCCGTAGACGGATCAAAATCAATAGGAACGTAATTAGTTGTAAATCCCAGCTTGGCCGATTCCTCGAAAGGTATAGTAAACGACTGGTTGTTCTTCGGGTTCACGGTCATATCTGACGTGATGATGTCGTAAAACAGGCCCGTATTAAGATACCGGTCGCAATCATCCACCAGAATAAAGTCAGTATGCTGGTTTACCTGGTCGAACACATGCGGGTTATCCATTAGCTTAGGATTACGGCCGGAAAGCTTGACGGTCTTCATAAAGTAGGAAAGGGCTTTGAACATGAATGATTTACCCGAACGTCCGTTACATTCACCGTCTTCACCGATCTTGTTATCCATGGCCTGTGGTGCCCAGGCACGCGAAGGGGATTTGTACCGATGCAGCATATAACCGATAGTAAATATCTTATTGATAAGGTTCCTTTTCTGTTCGGCAACTTCTTCCGCTGTGAGGCCTTCCCCCTCGATATCGAATTTATGTTTTTCCCGGTAGGATTCCGCTTCCCCCACGCTCTTGTCGTCGAAATTA